TCCAATGTTTGTGTTTCTCATCTAGGTCTGTAATTTTATCTCCTAGATTTAGTTGCTTCTCTAATAATTGTACCTTAGTAAGTGTTAATTCTTCAGAATAAAACTTAATTGGTTGTTTTCCATGTAAATTATCGCCACTCATAAATCATCCTCCTTTACTAATTTGACTAGTGAATTATCTCCATTTCTTTTATCATTTCTAGTTTTTGGAACTCTTCCTGTAGGTTGTAATAGATTTTATAAGATTCAGTTGTAACATAGTACCCAATAATCTTATTGCCATCACAAGAGTATCCATATCCTTTCACTTTTTCCCTTTTACCATCAATCATCATTGTCTTAGAACCATCTAAGTATGATTGATATTTTTGATCCAAAGGAATCATTGCTACCTCCAATAAGAACAATATCTTGATATTATAACATTATCTATAAAAAATTGACTATTCTTAATGTTGTCTTTAGAGTTCCTCAATATAACTTAATCAAATATGCCATCTAATGAGTCTAAATCACTACCATTTCTCCTTCTTTTGCTTAATAATTGTTCATCTACACCCTCTCCAACCTTTCCCAGTTGCTCATTCAATTTCTTCTCTTCCTTTAATGCTTTGACTATCTCATCATAATTCATTTGATGACCTCCCAGTTCTTATCAAACTCCTTATTCAATTCAAAAGAATACTTATCAGTGATAGAGGAAAGATAATAGGTATGCACATCCTCTTTGGTTACTCTACATGAGTGCAATCTGTTCATATAACAATCAAACTTCTCTTCTGCATCTGTGGATTTAGGTTTCACATAAATGAATTTCTGTTTAGTCAGTGCCATGATAATTTAAAGTAAAGCGAGATACACCTTGATTAAACTAGACAAAGCTAGTTAGGCTTTTCAAGATTTTAAGATGCCTGTATGTTAAGACAGGATAATTTATTAAAGAGAACTTTCTCCATAGTTGCTGCTTCCTCTTCACATTGAGGTAGTCCTTTGACATGTTGATATACATGCCATAGTTCATGCACTAAGGTTGTGAGATAAGTCTTGTAGTCAAGTTTGTTATGGATTTCTATAAGGAAAGTTCTAGGTTTTGATAGACTTCCCTCCACCATACACCACCCAAAGACACCATCACTTTCTAAGTTCTTACAAACCAAAGAAATGTCTAGATGATGTCTAGGTAGATATTGACTCTGAAACCACCTTAAAACCCTCTCAGAGGTGCTTCTATGCTTGTCTCCTATGATACTAGTATAAAGCATGACGAATGATAATTTGTGTCAATCTAACACCCCAGTTCATGGCAACCATGAAACTTGAGATGAATATTAATTTTTCTGTACTAGTCAGTTGCATCACATATGTATGAACTGTCTTTATTCTAACTTATTTTCAGCACCTTGTCCATTTTATAGGACACTTATTTTATTGTCCTTCTAACTTTTTCTCCAACTCCTCAACCTTTGCAGATAGTTCTTGTACTGCCTTAACTAACGGCATTACAAACATTTCATATGAAATACCTTGTACTCCATCATCAGGACAAACCCAACCATTGAAATCAGTGATATTGTGTTTGTCTAATGATGCCTTTACTTCCTGAGCTATAAAACCATATACTTTGTTATCACATTTAGGTTCTGTAATCTCTGGGTCATAATTTGGCATATCTGAGGGAACTTCAGATGGAGCTTTCCATTTATATGTGACTGTTCTTAAATCATTAATGAAATTTAATCCACAATCAGTATTGGTGAGTATATCTTTTTTAAGTCTCTCATCTGAATCTCTTGCCCAAGATGCGTTTGAACTGTATTGATTATAAACTTTTCCAACTGCGTCTCTTCCCAAAGTTATATAGTTTGTACCTTTACTGGTAAGGTCAGTACCAATAGTAATAGCTCTATCAGTATTAGTTCTATGTGTACCATGTCCAATGGAAACATTATGAAAACCAGTTGAAATGTCAGAACCAGAATTGTTACCTATAAGAGTATTATAATTACCAGTTGTTACTTCATCACCAGCATCAGTACCAATTAAAACATTCTCTATTCCAGTTGTTACACTAGTACCAGCATCAAATCCCACAATAGTGTTTCTATTACCTGTAGTAATACTATTACCAGCAACTCTTCCAATAAGTGTGCAGTAAGAAGCAGTTGTCATATTATTACCAGCATTTGATCCAACAACAGTATTATGAGCTCCAGTTGTAAGAACATCAGCAGCAAAATAACCTACAATAGTATTATCAGAACCTGTTGTAAGTTCTTCACCAGCTTTATTTCCAATAGCAACATTACCATTACCTGTTGTTAATCTTCTAAGAGCTAGATATCCAATAGCAACAGTACCATCAGCACTAGTATTATTAGTAGCAGTTGCTAATGCATTACTACCAATAGCAACATTATTACTCATACTTGTAAGGGAGTAACCTGCTTGATTACCAAGAGTAACATTTTCTAAACCTGATGTAATAGCTCTTCCTGATTGATAACCTGCTGCAACATTATAACCACCAGTAGTAGCAGCAAACAAAGCTTGATAACCAACAGCAGTGTTTGAACCTCCAGTAGTTACTCCATTTAAAGAAGCATGACCAACAGCAGTGTTGTTACTGAAAGCTCCACTACTTGCTAAAGTATTTGCTCCAATTGCTACGTTATAACTTCCTGTTGTTCCAAGTCTCATAGCACTCTGACCCATTGCAATATTTTGTGTTCCAGTTGTGGCAGTCATTAATGCATCTTCACCAACTGCACAGTTACCAGAACCAACATTATTCAATAATGCTCTAGCACCAATTGCTGTGTTATAATTACCAGTTGTAACTGAAGTTAATGCTTGCATACCAACACCAGTATTATCAATACCAGTTGTGTTGGCTAATAAAGCTTGATAACCAATGGCAACATTATTATTAGCATTACTGTTATACAGAGCCATGAAACCAGCAGCAACATTATATTCACCAGTGGTATTAGTGAACATACTATCAGCACCTAAAGCTGTATTTTGATCAGCTGTTGTATTTCCATATAATGATCTATAACCAAATCCTGCATTATTAGCTCCAGTTGTGTTAGATCTTAAAGAATTTTGACCAACAGCAGTATTTTGAGATGCAGTTGTATTTGATCCTAACGCATCTTGACCTATTGCTGTGTTATAATCACCTGTTGTACAGACATCTAGAGAATGAGAACCTAAAGCAGTATTTTTTGTTCCAGTAGTAATTTGTTCTCCAGAAACATAACCTACAGCAGTGTTAAAACTTGCATTACTATTTGCTAATACAGCATAACCAACAGCAACATTATTTGCTCCTGTTGTGTTTGCTGTTAAAGCATCAGCACCCACAGCAGTGTTGTAAGATGTTGTAGTGTTTGCAGCAAGAGCATCTTTTCCTAAAGCAGTGTTAAAATTTCCTGTGGTATTGGAAAGTAGAGAAAAAGCACCTACAGATACGTTATTATATCCAGTTGTGTTTGCTTTTAAAGAATCAGAACCAACAGCAGCATTATTATTACCTGTAGTAGTGTAATACATGCATTGGTATCCAATAGCAGTATTTTTGTCTGCTGAAATAGCAGTATGTAAAGCGTTTGAACCTATAGCTATGTTGTAGTCCCCATCTTGTATATTTGGACCACAATCATATCCAAGAATTGTGTTATGAGTTCCTGTATTTACATCTTCACCAGCATAAGCACCAAATATAGCATTATAACCACCAGTTGTGACAGTAGTTCCTGCATTAAAACCAACAGCTGTGTTTCTAATTGCAGTGGTAGCTGCATCTAGAGCATATGTACCAACAGCAGTATTATTATCACCAGTTGTATTTGATTTTAAAGCATCATGACCAATAGCAGTATTGTTATTTGCTGTTGTGTTACCACCCAAAGCGTGCATACCAACTGCCACATTCAAAGTTCCAGTTGTATTTGCATCTAAAGCATTGGATCCAACAGCCACATTGTAACTTCCTGTTGAATTAGAGAGTAACGCATCATGACCAACAGCAGTGTTGTTATCAGCAGTAGTGTTTGCTCCTAACGCATTTTGTCCTACTGCAACATTTCTACTTCCTGTTGTGTTTGCATCTAATGCACCATGACCAAAAGCTGCTGAAGAATTACCAGTTGTGTTTGCTGTTAAAGCAGAATCACCCATAGCAGTGTTATTTGATCCAGTTGTAGTAGCAGTCAAAGCATTTTCACCAACAGCAACAGTATGATTTCCTGTTGTTATTGAATCTAAAGCAGCGCTACCAATTTTTATATTTGTATCAGTAAGCTTAAGTGAAGCTAGGGTGCTAATACCAGTGGCATTT